TTACCATCCATTACAATTTCAGCACCAGCAGGGGCACCTTCTTTTGGAATTGGAAGGTAGAATACTAAAGTATAATCTTTAGGTTCTGTAGACCCAATCTTTGTAGGCTCACCATTCACAACTGAACTAGTTGGTGTTTGGACAGCTACAGGTGTGTCAGTTTGTGTAGCTTCAATAAAGCTATCCTGCATTTTTGCAAGTTCTTCAATGCTTAAAATCTTTTCTGACATGTTTTCTCCTTACACAATTAAGTTTTTAGCTAGATAGGCTTCAGCCATATCATTGTCGATATCCTTCAATCTGTCATATACATCAAGAATGTAGATATCATTGTTGTAGTTGTAACTACTTGCGAACTCATAGCTATCAAACTTGATATGCTCTTTTAATCCAGTAGCCTTCTGAAGAAGATGCACAATCTGACCAAGGAAGTGATCTCTCATAGGGATAATTGTGTTCTTCATAGCATTATCAATGATACTGTGAGTACCAATATTAGATACTGTTTTATCTGAGTCAAATAGTCTAGGAGGAACCCCAAACATACGACAGATAATAGCAGGAACATACATGGATAGATAGTCAAGGAAGTCTGTAGCCTTAGTATCACGCTCAAGCTGTTCTAAGTTTTGGAAGTTCCCTGTGTACACAATAGCATCATTGAACTCAGTCTCGGAAAGCTTTTCAGCAAACTTCTCAATATCCTCAATAATCTTCTGATTACGTTCTTCTTTGGCTGTACGACCTAGATCAAGCAATTCTCCACTCTCAAAAGCAGTTCCTTGCTCAACACTCTCTTGTACTTGCTCTTCCAGGGTATCCTTAGCCTGAAGTGCAATAGTACCAATACCATTACGAGAAATATCATAGTTCATACGGTTTAGAATGTTAAGAATAAGCTCAACACGTTTTCTATCACGTAGAAGTGGACTCATACAGAAAGTCTGTGAAGTATCTAGTCTCACACAAGCAAACTCATCACTTGTTACAACCATTACATCTTTTTCATACTTCTTAGGGTCCTTAAGGATTAATTTAATATCTTCTTCAGAGTAATCTGTTGCAGTTCTTGGATTACCTGTCTTTTGGTCATAAGGTGTCTGATAAACATTAGTATTCTTGATTAAATAAGCTAAAGTCTGTCTCAGCACAGGTTTTTGAGGGTAATCAATCACACAGGCTAGAATATCCTTTGGATGAATACCTACAAGACCATCCTTGGTTCTCAATAGACCATAGTAACCATATTTTCTATACCCTTTAGCAACCTGCTTGAGTACATCATAGTTTCTTTGTCCATTGAAATTATGTTTATACAGATAATCTCTAAGAGTGTCATCTTTCGTAAAGTCATCTGTAGTCAAGTTATTAGTGAACATATAATTCACAATATTGTCTAGGATATAATCAACATCAGGTAGATCTAAAGCAAGTTTCTCAATATCTTCAAGTGTTTCACGGACAGATATACCTCTGAAGCCTGAGCTTGCATAGATTAACCTGTCTTTGTAATCACCCTTGAAGTAGCGGTCCATTGCACAGTCTCCACCGCACTCATCCTTACGACATTTTCCACATACCATTAGGAACCTCCCAGGTAAAACAATTCTGCTACGTGGATAGATAACAATACACTATCCAGTTCGTCAGGAGATTGTCTTAACAATTTCTTAATTTCAGCCTTAGGTCTAATCTTGACTTTTCTATCCTCAGGTTTCTGAATTTCAGACACAAAGGACATCTGTCTTGATATAGCATCCCAAACTTTACGTACAAAGGAAACTCTCTTAGCCTCCATCATACCTCTCAACATTAAGTGCATCTCAGCTCTTCGGTTGAAGGCATATTCAGCACTTGGATCCTTGGCAATAACCTTAATCTCAGTAGGTTTACCACCAAAGTTAATATCATACACAGGGCACTTAAGCTGTCCTGATAATCTTCGCATTTTTAAGGGCTGTACTATGTGTGCTCCACCACCTGAGTCAATTCCAATAGCTTTAACCTTAAGTGTGTTGGCTATTGTCACTATCTTATCCACAATATCAATAGCTGTGATACCATCTATCCACTCAGCAGGCTTAATATCCTTAGTGTCAATAGTGGTGAAGTGGTTTTTCTTATCAACAGCAGTAATAGTCACCTGAATACTGTCAGCACCCTTATAGGCACTATCGACTCCTAAGAAGAAGTCTAATCCTTCAGTCTTCATGTCAAATGACTCAAGAATATCAGGAGGTGCATCAAAGAATGATGATCTCTCAGTAGGAAACTCACAAAGAAGGTTTTCCCTGATTGAGTCCTCAGTGATTGTAAACTGTGATCTCATCAGCTCTTCTTTTGTGTATTTAATACTACCTTCTTCCATAGCTGTGACAACATCTAGCCACATAATGAACTCATCATCTGCAAGCTCTTCATTTGTCATGAAGTCATAGAAGCTATTGAGTGACCGTGGGTTTGAGATTAAGTACATGATAAGCTTTCGTCCATCATCTGACTCAAATTCTCTACGACCCATGTGACCAAGGGCTATAGGTGAAATATCTGAAGCTTCATCTCCAAACATGTTACCACCACGACCAATAACGTGGATTTTAGAAGGATCAGTAAAGTTTGAACCTGCTGATAGACCTTCTAGCTTACCACCATTCCTGAAAGAGAAACCTTCACTAGAGAATGATGACAAACCACGCTTAAGTCTCTTATCCACAGAAGTGACATCCTTCTCATCAAAGGATAGCATAGCCTTAACATCAGGGTGAGCCTTAACAAGAATTTCTCTTGCATGCTGAATGATAATCCCTGAGTATTCTTGTGTAGAACCTACAGCATAGCAGTTCTCACCTTCATAGGCAAAGTGATTAGACATAATACCACAAAGGAAAGACTTGCCATAGCGAGGTGTAGCTACACAGTAGCCTGTTTTATAGTCACCACTAAGGAAAGCCCCAAACTGAACAGCTTGGGACCACCACAATTCTATGTTGAACTCAGAAAGTGCTGTAGTATACCCTAATTTATAGTATTCTAGCTCTTTCTCAAAACCATGTCTCTCTCTAATGGTATTCCTCTTAAAGTGCTTAGGTATTTTACCTTTCACAGCATCCTTAAGTTGATCCTGAGGAGTTACTTGGTCTAAAAGAATACTTAGCTTCTCTTTGTTCGATAGAACCTTACGCTTCTGAATAAGTGACCCAACATCTGCATCTTGGGTGTGCATATACTATATCTCCTCCTGTGTAGCTTAATTCTTCAGAAATAGATGCTGAAGGAGCAACAGCCTGAAAGCTTTCAGTCACAGGAATGGTTAGACCATCCATAGCTCTACAGATAGGACAAGTTTTATCATCCCCTATAGCGTTCCATGTTTTAAGGAGCTTAACCCCTGTGACATCTTCAAACAGCTTAGAGCTTTGCACTGAAGCTTTCTCAATACCCATCTGAACCTCACTAATAGCTAGTCTATCAATATTGCTCCAATAGGTATTAAGAATATCTTCCTTACTCATTGTGTCTCTGTTATCTTCAACTAGCTTCTGAATACTCTTTCTGTGATCTCGAAAGATATCCTTGAGTCTGTGACGATTACTTCTCACAAAAGCTGTGGTATCTACCTTGTTTCTGACTTCAATAAGGTTTTGAGGAGTTACATTATATCCTAGAACATCTAAGATATAATCAACTTCTCCTAAAAACGACTCTGAGTACATGTCTGTGAGATAATTAATAATTTCTGCTTCTGCTGTAATATAATCCCCACCATACACTACAGAAGTCACAAATTTCTCAATCAGTTCTTTCACAGACTGAATATGCTTATCAAACAGATGCTCTTGTGGATTATGTGAAGCCATTACATATCTCCAAATAGTTCATCCAATTTAGCTTTAGTATAATTCTTAAGCTCCTCAACACCATCTTTAGTGTCATGATTAACATTGACAGTAGTTTGTGTAGCTTTACCTTCAATACGGTCAGCCCACTCTTTACGATCAAAGCTATTCTCATAAGAAGCCATGATCTGAAGCATAGCGTTCTTAGCCACAGGTGTAGCAGGAGGAATATTATTATACACAGCAAAGCCTACCTTGTTGATGATAACCTCATCTGCATCAATCAGTCCCCACCGCATTTGATATAGTTTGAGAGAGTCTTCATCAAGCAAGCTAAGCTCTCGCATAGTCTCAGAGTATAATTTGCTATGTTTAGTCACAACAAAGTACCTCCAAAAATTATTATACACCCTACAGGGCTTGAACCTGTATTGCAAGCTTAGAAGGCATGTGTTCTATCCAGTTGAACTAAGGGTGTAAGAGGAGGGTGCTGAAACCCTCTTTCCTCATAAGTAGTAATCAACCAACGGTAAACAACCGCAATAGCCCTAAGACCTCTCACAATTTTAGGGCATTAAGAAAGGAAAGGTAATGGGTAATTACCAAAGTGTGTAGTGGGATTTGAACCCACGAATGGTAGTTTTGCAGACTACAATGTTAAGCCACTTCATCATACACACAGGAGGGACAATTACATTGCCCTTCGTTTAAGAGTACAATTAGTATATCACACAGATAGGTTACTGTCAACCCTTTTTGAGAAATATTTCCCTAGAATAATAGCTTCAGCCTCATCATCTGTACTTACTTCTAGTCCTTTATCCTTACATAGCTGAATAGCCTTCTGTTTAGCCTCTTCTCGCTTACCATTTAGTCCATAAGGCTTTCTCCACACAGTAGGCATAACAAACTCCACCTGTGAATTAAAACACTCTCTAATGACCATTCCTTGAATAATACCTAGCATTGCTAGTACTTTCTGATTCTTAAGGACTTTCAGCTCTTCAATCACTACAACATCAAAACTACCATACTTAGCAAACAATAATCTCACAAACTCAGCCATATAATGACCTCTAATCACAAAATCCTTGTCATCACTCTTGATAGTTCCATAGTCAATTATTTTACCATCATTCAGTATAGCATATCCTGAACTCTTGGATGATAAATCTAAACTTAGTATCTTCATGACTCAAGTGTATCACACCTGTGAACCTGTGTCAAATAGCATTGGGGTTCATAACTATTTTAGATAAGATAATTACTTATATCCTTAAGTATATAGTATTAAGTAAGTATCTTATACAATATAGGAATAGACCCTAATAGTGAAATCACAGTGTTAGTCCACAGAGGTATCAATATTCTCATTAGGGGTCTATAACTATTTAGTATAAGATATTAATTAATATTATTAATAATTATCTTATACAAGATAGGAATTAACTCCAATAATAAATGAGTAAATACACTTCATAGAAAATCAGCTAATTTCTTCCTGTGAATATTGACTATATGGTAAAAATGTGTTAGGATAGTTTAAAACACACAGGAGGTATATATGGAAATCAGTAAAATCTGTAATTTAGCCTTTAATAACCAAGGAATTGACTGTCATTCAGTAGTTCCTGGTCATTTTTACCAGTTAGCCAAGAAAATGGAGAATAAAAAGGTAGTTGAGTACACGCTTAAGGAAAATATTAGGCTATTCCTGTGTCATTACTTAGGAGTCACAGTGGAGTATGATGAGATAGTCTACAACCGTAAACCATTATATGAACTTGTAGGTAGAGATGTATTCGTTATGAAACTTCATGCTTTTAAATACATGAAACTCTATAACAACCTTGGTAGAGGTTACACAATGGACTTTCTTAGATGTCTTGCTGAGGACTATTCTCCACAGGAAGTAGTAAGCTTTGCCTATTCCACAGTGTATAACAGCTATAACGACTTAAGGGTAACTGACTTTCAAATTATCACTAAGCTACCTGTGAACTTCTTCTCCTTTGCATCAGGGAGTAATCTATTAACCCCTAAGATCATCAGGTTAGCAATAGGTGAGGATTTTATCACTCCTGATAAGTATTCAGAATATCTTCTCACACAGGAAGAAGGAATGAAGGAGAAAAGAGAAGCCTATAAGAAATACCTTAAGCGTTGGTTACTAGCACACTATGAACACAATACAACAGTAGTAAGAGAGTATCCTGATTATCAAATGGTCATTACATCTCGTATTCGTAAGTACACAAGGTATAAGCTTCTCAGAGACTTCATTCAGGATAACTTCCCTACAGATCATGCTTACTACATTACATTCAGAAATAGCAAGCCAGTCATCACAGAGCGTATACAGCTCATCTTAGATAGCTCTCATACACATCCTATAGACTTCTTCTTCAACACAATCCTTAGCAAGCTAGATAGTCTTTACAATAATCCTAAGACCACAAGAGAGTACTCAAATAGCCTTAGGGAGTTCATCCGCTATCACCGTTATTCTAAGTCATTACCTAATAGCCACTCATTTTAGCTCACAGGACTTTAGCCTTCTTACTTACAGTCTCTAAGCGATTAGTCCTTTAGCCTAATTTTGTAAATCTTCAATGATTATGTAATTATTATGTATATAATCTTGTATATGTAATGT